AATATAAATGTTTTCTCCATTTTTCCATCCGCGGATTTTTTTGAGTTCGAATAAAGTTTTTATTGTGGCTTCTCCGGTGTTCCATTTAAGGGCCGCCTGCTTTACGGTCATCACGCCAAGAATATCACATACATTAGTAAACTCTACATCTTCGAAATTATTTTCAAGAATAAATATGATTAATTCTCTTCCGGTCATTTATTCAACCTCCTAAAATACCGAATAGCATCGGTAGTCGAAAGTATCACGATAAATATAATCCGACCCGATGCTATCAAGACTTTTTGTTATTCAAATTTTGTCGTAGATGTTACCATCTACGTTAAAATCCAGAAGAATCGTTCGTTCAAGTCCATTAACAAATCTTCTATTTGCCTCGTTGTTAATATCATAAATACCAAAGTCTACGAAATTGTCACCAACCGGATGTTTTTCATCGTAAATCCATCCTACAACCATTCCGGCGGCAGTTCTGGTAATGCCAAGCATGTCATACACCTCGTTTAATGTGAGCCATCCTCTACTTTTCAATAAGTCATTAGCCCAACACTGCTGTTTCTTTAAGAACACCAAATTTAACTCTGGATCTTTCGTCCAGCCGGTACATCCGTCATCATAAAATCTGGCAAATTCTGAAAGCTCATTGGGGTCTACCGTATTTACAGTAACCTTGCTTGTTTTTTCTTTTCCGTCCTCATCAAGTTCTGTCACTTCGACAGTGTCTGATTTGATATTATACTTGAGTTCTCTATCGAGCTCTTTTCCGAATCGTTCAATAACACGATTTCGATAATCTTTAAATCCTTTATCTACTGCTGTATATGCTGCTGCGAGTGCTACATTACGTTTACGAAGAATATTATGTCCTCCAAAGATTGCACCGATAGATGCAGCTCCAAGAATAACTGATGGACCATATAATTTAGCAATTTTTAACGCCGACTGTGTATACGTAATAGTTAAATCTTTGCTCGCATCTTTTTCTGTATACTCTTCAGAATATCCTTCTTCTTCAATATAATCTTTTATCTTATCAATCTGTTCTTTGGATTCTTCTAAAACAGAATCTAATTTTCTGGTGGCTTTGCAAGCTAACACAGCGCTTGTCACAACGCCTATAACCCCTGTCACTACCAGAATTTCCGGGCTATGTTTTTTAAGCTGAAAACTAGCTTTGTGAAATGTTCTATTTACTTTAGTTACAATATCAAACTTTTTCATAATTAACTATCTCCTTTTCTATCTCGTTAATACTAAACAAACGTCTGTTTCTTCTGTGTTTGCAAACGTACGCACTTGAGCATTATTATAAACAGAACAACCATCACAATCCCTTTCAGGCAGACCATACATTTCATAGACTTCTCTTTCGGTTATGTTATTATTCTCCATAAGAAACTCAAATACTTTAAAATAGAATTCTGCGGCATCTTTTTTATTATCAAACAAAAATATTAATTTGTTCCCTTCTTTAACTGGCATGTGTTCTGAGTGTTTAGGTGCATTATCACACGGACTCTTAGGTGGCATGATTCCTTCAACTTTCTTAATAAGATGATTTAAGTACCACTGAGCTTTCTTCAAATCTTCAAGTCCGTTTTTATGTTTCCAGCGACAAATATACTTGATAATATTACCCGTATCAGTCGCTTCAATTCCTTCAAGATCTGATGTAAACGCTTCGATTACATCAATTACTTCAACCCCTGAATCTGAAGTATAATGTTCCGGATGATTTACCATATCTTTCATTTCTAGCCTCCTAATCTATAACCTTTGGTTTTGGTAATTTTATAATGTATCCATCTCTAACTCTAACTACTTCAGCAGTTCTAAGACTAGACCATCCATATTTGTTATCGGTATAGTTTCCTGTTTCTCCAACCAAATCATAATAGTCCGAAACACTCACGATATCGTATCTATCAATTATTTCATCCATTTTCTCTAATACCTCGTCAGCTTCTTG